GTAAAGTTGTAAAAGCTATGACTAGCTATCTTGAGAATATGGTAAAAACACTTGATATTGATATGGATGAAGCAGTTTTAACTTGGCTTGAAGATGAGGGTTATTTAATCAATGAAGAACAAGAAGAGCTATGTGCAGCCGCAAAAGAGAATAAATCACTTGCCGCAGCAAGAAAAGGGGCAAGAGATACTATAAAAGAAAAGAAAAAAGTAGTTAGAACCGTAAAAGAAAATCCTACTAAGGAAATGATAATTGCGGAGATAAATAAATGCATTGCCGCACTAGATGGTGCTACTAATGTTGTAATTGAAAACAAAGGTAAACTTATTACTTTTGATATGGCAGGGGAAAGTTTTAAAATAGATTTAATACAAAAAAGAAAACCTAAATCTAATTAGTTTTCTCTGAGTTGCTAAAAAATAGATATTTTAAAAGAATACGATTTTTTGTTAAGACGATACGAAAAACACGAATTGGAAAGGGGCATCTTATGAAAAAGATACTAGCACTTGGAATTATATTGTTCAAGTTGTATTTTGGTTATTGCGGGGTTGCTGATGATAAAATTACTAGTTATTATGCATCATTGCCGCTTGTAGAAAAAGTAGAAATAGATAGTTAGATTATTATTGTTTAACTATCTATTTTTTATGAGGGGGTGTATTCATCACGAAGTGATGAATCTCCCGCTCCAATATAATAGATTTGTTTGAGTTTAGTTAAAAGTCTTGACAAATAATAAATATAGGGGGTAATTATTTGTCAAGTAAAACTGTTAAATCCAAACAAAAATAAAAGAATGTTGGACAAATTCCAACAAAAAAGTTGTTTGAATTTTTATATATAAATAGGAGGTATAGAATATGACATTAGAGGAAGTTTCTAAAAGATTTAATGTATCAGAAAGTTCTTTAACGGGGGCATTTCCGCGTACTCAAAAATCTATATTAAAAAAATGGGGGGTACATCTAATTAAAAAGGGGCGTGGTGCTGCCGCAATATATGAAATTGAAGAAGAGAAGACCGATTGCCGCGCAATGACTTTATATAATGAAATAAAAGATGATATTGCTTTTGATGAAGAAAGTATTCATTTAATGACTTGACCTTTTTTAGTCTTTTTAACTATTATATCAACTCCTATGTTAGTATTTCGTGGAAGTTATGAAGATTTTTTAAATTATATACAATTAAAAGTTAGTAAAGAGAACTTAGATGATTTAAAAGAAACATTACAAGAACTTACTGACCGTGAATATATATCTTATACTATTGATAAGACGGATAATAATTATTTTGTTGCCGCATTATATAGAAAACGTGAGGAGCAAATGCATATAGGTATAGGTATGGTAAGAACTTGTAAACAAATAGCGGATGCTGCAAATAAAAGAAGTTGAGTACCATTATTAAAAACTTGAATAGGTATGCAAATGATGGCAGAAAAAGGATTATATAAAAGAGAAGATTTAGTTGCCGCAACTGGTTTATCTGTTTATCAAATTACAGAAAGTAAAAGATTATTAGAAAAGAATGAGTTATTTAGGACTACACAAGTATATGCTGATTATCAGACTTGTCTTGGTTCTACTGTTGAACTTAATGGTTTTTATAATTAGCTTAGCAGTTTTGTTTGAAACTAATAAAAAGACTTGATAAATAATAAGAAATATATTATTTGTCAAGTAAACCATTTAAATTCAAACAAAATACACAGAAAATCAAGTAAAAGTATTAATTTCAAACAAAATAAACAAGTAAGGAAAGTTGTTAAGCGGAGTGGATATATAAATGATAGAATATTACAATAAATTGTTGTCTATTGTGGTATGGACGTGGCTCGGGTCCCGTCCAACCATCTTTTTATTTTGTCCTTATCGTTTTCCTTTTGAATTTTGTTAAGCATTTTTCCACGCATTTTGCTCATATAATTTAAATTGCTTCTCTTGTGATAAGAGTATCGCTAAAGTAAAAAAATGAGGCTTATTTTGCTTCACTTGATTTTTAAAATAAAATATAATATAATTATAATGGAGGAGAATAATAATAAATAAATATATATATAATAATAATACTTTCCCATTATATTATAATATAAATAATAAAATAAATCAAATATAATAGTTTATGCGGGATCTCGATTAACCGATCGGTTAGTTGAAGATCACCGCTTTTTTATTTTGCTTTTGATTAAAAGATGCGGCTGTCGGTCACCCGATCGGTTTTATTATCTTTTTTTTATATTATAACATATTTTTTTATAAAAGTCAAGCATATATTATGGGAATTGCGGTCGCGCCTAAAAAGGTCAATAAATCCATGAAAAAATTGCATATGGTGGCCCCGAGCGGTTTACGGATTAATTGCGACCATATAGGACTGCTGACGGGGTCAGCGTCAATAGTTTTGGGAGTGTAAAGTAAGTGTCAAATTTCAAATTTTTAGCGAAAAAAATGCAAAAAGGCTTGACTTTGTGAAAATTCGGCGCAGGTGGGCCATTGTCGCGCCGTTGACATGTAAATTTACATGTAAATAGACAGATCTTTACATGTAAATCCGCAAAAACAACAAAAAAAAGTGTCAATTTGACACTTTTTATGCCTTTGGTTTACGTTTTTGTACTAAATCAACCTTAAATTGTTCATTATTTAGTTCAAAAGTAATCAATTTTGCTTTATTTTCAACATTTACGCTTGAAATATTGTCAATTTGTTGTAAAGCATTGTAAATAGTTTGTATAATTAACTCTTTTGTAGGATTTTCTTTTTGTACTCTTTCCTTTGGAGTTTTCTTTTTTGGTTTTTCAGTAGTAGCAACAAGTTTAACTTTTCCCTTTGCTTCTTTGTCAAGTTCGTCTTGTTCTTCATTTACAATGTAATCATTATCTTCAAGGAACATTAGAAGCACATCTTCCATATCAGTTTCTAGGGCTTTCATTGATTTTTCAACCCATTCAGTAGAGCATTTTACTACTTTACCATTGTCAAGTGTAATGTCAATAACCTTTCCATTGATTTTGTAATCTTTCATAATATCACCCTTTCCTTTATTACATTATAATTATATCATACTACTACTTTAATGTCAATACTTTTTTTTTATTTTTTTTAAAATATTTGCGGTGGTCGGTTGAGGTTGTATCAACCGACCATTTCCGCCTATCTTATTCCTCTATTGAGAAATAAGATTTTTTCTTGTCAACAACTTTAACTATTTTATTGCTTTCTACAAGTTGTTTAAAGATAGCACTTATCTTTTGATTTGTCAAGTTGTTTCCATTTTCAAGTGTATAACCTTTAACGATTTCACTTGTATTCATTAAATCAGTAATTGTAATTGGTTTACCAATTTTAGCAAGTTCTTCAACAAGCATATTTGCAACTATTTCATTTTCTTTTTGAGTTTTAGTTGCTCCACTCTTTGAGTTTTTGCGTGATAGTAATTCTATTTCATGGTTGCAGAAATCAATGATATCAGTTCTATCAGCACATACCCCCTTAATCATTTCAAAATAATCTTTTTTTGTAAGTCTTTTTTCCATATTATCAATCTCCTTTCACTTACATATTAATTATATCATATTGTAATAAGTAAGTCAAGCATTTTTTTAATTTTTTTAAATATTTTTTTATTTGCTATTTCCTTTCTTATTACATTATAATTATATCAAATTATAATTTAAAAGTCAATAGTTTTTTTTAAATATTTTTTAAATTATTTTTTGCTTTCCCTTTCCTTTATTACATTATAATTATACTATAAATAAAAAAATAAGTCAAGCATTTTTTTAAAAATTTTTAAATTTTTTTAGTGCGGAAATACCGAACAACGTGCCCTGGTGTGTCGGATCAGTTTCGGGAAGTGTAAAATTGTGTAAAATTTTCATTTTTCTCTTGACAAATTCTCGAGGATGTGGTATAATAAAATTTTCGGCCCACTGCGGTCGCGCGCGGGCCGCCAATTATACCATACTTTTGATTTTTTGTCAAGTATTTTTTTAAAAAAAAGAGGGACTTGACATTTTTTGTGTCAAGTCCTTATCTTATTCACTTACTGAGAAGTAAGATTTTTTCTTATCAGTAACTTTTACAACTTTGTTGCTTTCAACTAATTGTTTTAGTAAAGCACTGATTTTTTGATTAGTTAAATGATTTCCATTTTCTAATACATAACCTTTTACAACTTCACTTGTTGCCATTAAATCAGTGATAGTAACAGGTTTAGCAATTTTTGCTAACTCATTTACTAACATTTCACAAACAACTTCGTTCTCTTTTTGAGTTTTAGTTTGTCCATTTGAACTATTTTTACGAGTTAATAATTCAACTTCGTGGTCGATAAATGCTACTAAATCAGCATTGTCCTTTACTATTTCCTTTAATTGAGCGAAATAATCTCTCTTTGTTAATTTTTTTGTTTCAGCCATTTTAATCATCTCCCTTTCTTTTGGCTTTGTAATAAGTTATTTCTTTTCTTATTACATTTATATTATATCATAAATAAGTTTTTAAGTCAATAGTTTTTTTAAATATTTTTAATTTTTTTATTTACTATTGCTTTTCTTATTTACATTATAATTATAACATTTTATTTTTAAAAAGTCAATAGATTTTTTTAATTTTTTTAAATATTTTTTTTAACTATTTACTTCCTTTCTTATTTACATTATAATTATAACAAATTATTTAAAAATAGTCAATAGTTTTTGTGAAAAAAATAAAAAAAAATTTTTTTATAAAAAACGCTTGACAAAACTTGAAAAGTGTGGTATAATGGTGAATTCGGCTCGCGCCGACCCAACGCGAGCCGTCGAATTTTGGGCAAAAATAAAATTTCCGCGGCAATGCGACTTTTTGCGCGGAAATCTTGGGAGGGACTGGATAATGTGGAAACGACACCTGCACGAACCTTTTACGAGATTACGTGCTTAGTGTCACTAGTTTTCAATAGTGACTGTCGTTTGTTTACTTATTTTTAAATAATCAATAAAACCTTTGTCAACTTCTCAAGTTTCTACCCTATCAATAGCGGTTGCCACTAAAGTTGTTGTAAGGTCAGAGATTAACTTGTTTTTACTTGAATAAACGCCACTTATTGTTTTATCACTAGTGATTAAAACATAAATTGTCATTAACGTTTCCACTTTTCCTTTCTTATTTTTACAATATTATTATATCAAAAATTTTAATTTTTGTCAAGCGGAAATGTTAAGGTATAACGCCGAAAAAGCGACGTCCGCCGCCTAATCTTCTTCAACAACTATTGAATAATCTCTCCAAGTTGGTGCAGTGTTAAGATTTACTATTGTATTTCCTAATCTTGCTAAACTTTCTTTAAAGATTTCAATTTCAATGTCAATATCTTCAAGTCCAGTGTGGGCTTCTTCAAATTGACTATTGTTTGATAGATAACAATAAATTGCTTGTGCAGTAGTTCTTACTCTACCACTATTTGTAATAAAGCAACTATCTTTTACACTATTTAATCTATCTTTATTTGCTATACAATAATTTGCATAGTCTTTTGAGAAAGTGATTACTTTTGATAATTCCATTGTATCAAGTAAATCAATATTTTCAAATGGATTATCAACTCCAAAATCTTCAAATAATCTTGCTATAGCAGTTTTATCAAAATTGCCATTGTGAGCAACCATTATTTTTATTGAATATCTTGAAATAGTTTTTTCAATGTCTTTTGAAATATCATTAACACTCATTGTTTTGTATCTCTTGTCATTGTCTAACTTTTCAAAATAGTCAGGATACTTTGTAGCACTAAATGTTGATAACATTATGTATTTATTATTAAAGAACTTTCTAACTAGATAACTTTTTTCTTTAACAACTTTATTTGTTTCAGTATCTAATACTTTCATACCAATTTCAAATGGTAAAACACTTTCTTTTACATTTAATGTTCCTATTGTTTCAGTATCAATAAACATTAAATATCTTTCTTTTTTTAAATCAATTTTTTTCATAATTTTTAATCATTCCCTTTCCTTATTGATTACATTATAATTATATCAAATTGAGATTTATTTGTCAATACTTTTTTAACATTTTTTTAATTTTTTTTACAAGTCGGTTGCTAAAAGTCAAGAACTAACTTTGTGCAACCGAATTTTTCAACTACTAGTTCAACTAGTGCTTTGTAAGTCATTTCTTTATTAAGATTATCTAATAAAGTATAATAATCGCAAGGAAATAACTCACTCTTAAAATCATTTTTCATTGCAACAGCAAATGTTCCATTGTAATTTTTTTGTAAGTATAATATCATAACTTAACACCTCTTTCTCTTACATTATAATTATCTCACATTATAGAAAAAATGTCAATAGGTTTTGTGAAAATTTTTTAATTTTTTTCAAATAAATTTTTTGTGGCAAAAATGTCACAGTGTAAAGTAAGTGTAAAATGCGGCGCGCCCACGACCACACACGCGCCGACGCGACACGCCTGGTTAAGTTGTTCGTATTTTAAAATGCCAAAATAAAAAAGCAACTATTTTGCGTATTTAGCTGCTTTTGGGTTAGCATTGCGACCGTGTAATTTCTTGTTAGTTTTTCCCTTTCTAGCAAGATTTTCTGCAGTTCTCATAAATTGTGCTGCATTTTTGTCAACTACCATTTTGTTTACAACTGATTTTCTTTTAGCCATTGTAATCACCTTTCCCTTTCCTTTATTACAATATTATTATATCACCTTTGAAATTATTTGTCAATAGTTTTTTGTTGGGAAAGAGAAATTATTTTCTCTTTCCTTTTTTAGAAACTTTTGGTTTTAGTCCAAGTCTTTCATTTTTTCTTGCTTGGTCTTGTGCCTCATACTTTGCACGAATTGCGTGTCTTTTTGATGGTGTCATTGATTTAGCCATTTCATTCACTCCCTTTCCTTTATTACATTATCATTATATCATTTAATTAATTATTTGTCAATACTTTTTTATTATTTTTTTTATTTATTTTTATTCACTTTTTGCGGAAATCGGTCTTTTCACCTAATGCCTAGACAAAGGAAGGAAGAACCGACAACCGCATTGTCCATTATTAGTTTGCTATTGTTTGAATTAAAGAAGAAAGTTGTCTTAAATCTTTTAAGCAAAGTCCTTGCCATTTCTTTGTGCTATTGTCTGCTTTGCTTGTTATTCTTTTAATTCCAATTCCATTTAAGTTTTTCCATTCGATTAAATTCTTTGTATAATCATCTAATAATAAACAATTATTATCTATTGTAATGTTTAATTTATCTTTGATTATTTTTGCTTTGTTTTCATTTAATCTACAAAAACAAATGTTTTCTTTTGGAATATTATTTAAGTACTTGTTTATCCAAGTCATTTTGTCTTGGTCTGCTTGGTCGTTAGGTGTTGCACTTATTACATACACACTTACAAGTTTGCTACCTGCTAATGCATTAACACTTTCAATGTACTTAAATGGTTTTAAGTTTGCAAAGAAACCTTTTTCATTATCAAATCTTTTTAAAGCATTTCTTTTGCTATTGAATTTTGCTAATGTTCCATCTAAATCTAAGAATAATTTTATCATAATTTAATCAACTCTCTTTCTTTATTACATTATAATTATATCATTTAACTAATTTATTGTCAATAGTTTTTTGTTAATTTTTTTATTTTTTTTATTATTTTTTTAATAAATAATTTATTTCTTTTATTTATTTCTTTTCAAGTCATTTGCTGTTTGAAAGGTATCGACTTCTAATTCTATTAAATCCCAAAAGCCTTCACCTAAACTTTGACTTGCAATTTGGTTTCTTAATTCACAAGCAAAATCAAAACTTGTGTACACTTTGTCATAAGTTTCAACAATAGCATTATCAACAACTCTAACTAATAAATAAACTTTTTTCATTTCTAGTCCCTCCCTTATTACATTATAATTGTACCACACTATTAGAGAATAGTCAATACTTTTTTTAAAATTTTTTTAATTAATTGTTAGCATTCTCAAGCATCAAGTGCTAATAAAAAACAAAACCTGATTGAATGTATCTTTTTTGATACGTCAAATCAGGTTATGGGAAAGTGTAAACTGGTTGTAAAATGTAAATGTCAAGTTGACAAATTCTAAAGTGTAAAGTTTATGTAAATCTCGGATCGCATCGTATGTTTGCGACCCGTTGATTTGCCCCTTGCTGAAGGTACACACATACTTTCAGAAATTACTTTAGGGGAGGTAATGTTTTGGGAAAAAATTTAATTTGATTTTGAAAAATTATTTTGCCACGTCCACTCACCCTCCAAATATTTTTTACTTTTCAATATACGGTTTCTTTTTATATACCATTGGTTTTTCAAACTCTATATAGAAAACATAACTATGGTCTCTCACCACAAGAGCTTCCTGATATATATTTCTATCCAATTTGTCTACAGCTGTAAACTTGTAATTCTCATTTGTAAAACTACATATAAATTCATAAGGAAAACCTCGACCTTCAACAGGTCTCTTTTTTGCTCATAATTCGTACATTAAAAACAACCCTCCTATGTTTTAATATTTACCTTTAGTCAATCTTTTTCCATAATCGCGCGGTTTGGTATTACCACCAGTCGCCGCACTTACCATTTCATAAATACCCCTTTTAATTATTTTACTTGGCTTAGGTAATAAACTTTTTGGCATTCTAACTCTTCGTCTCATCTTCATCCTCCTTATAGTAATCAAAAATATTATCTTGCGGTTGCACTTTTAATTTTTCAATAGCGGCAGCCTCTGCTTTTTTAAAATCTTCATCTGGATAAACCATACTTTCACATAATTGTTTAAATTGATTATACTTTTCCATAAGCACTTCTTCTGTGATTTTAAACTTTAGTATCTTTGCTTTAATTTCATCAAGAAATAACGCGGCTGCGCTATTAACTCCGTAATCGCCATCCTCAATTAGCTCATCCTTTAAATTTTTAATTTCTTCAACATATGCGGCGCTGCGGTTACGTGCTTCATCAACCGACATCTCCGCGCCGTTTTCATCAAGTTGTTTTTTATAATTCATTAAAGTTAATTTATACATTTCCGCAGGTTTATAACATTCAGCAATAGGTCTTCCATTGCTAAAATCTGTAATGTACAATAGCAATCTAGCACAATGACTCAATTGTTTACCATCATATCCATATTTTTCAATCTTTTCAATAATTCCAGGATAAGGATGACAAAGCGCTTTATCTTTCTCATAAGCCATTCCTGCAATACATTTTAAAAATTGTGCGGTGTCTGCAAGAGCAATCTCATCGCGGCAATCGAATATTGGCTTAATCATTTCTTCATATTTAGGATTAAATACAATATAATCACTATACAATAGCTCAATGTAACTAATATTTTCTTTTTTAAACATTTCAAACATTACGCGGATATCTTTAACCTCAGCATGTTCTTCATTATCTAAAATTTCTACTGCGGAAACGGGTTGCTTAGCTTTGATAAAATCATCAAGAGATGGTAAAACAATACTTTTAGTATCTACATCTGAACAATAGTCATCAGTATATTCATCTAACCCGTAGTTTTGACTTCCTTGTAATGCGGTGAACACTACATCATATCCTGCGGCAACCAAATAATCATAATGTTCTTTTACACGTGCGGAAACAGCCGCTCTACGATCTTCAACCTGGTTCATTTTTATCCATTCATCTTTCTGTATATAAAAGCATACTTTCTATGTATCCCATCCCTTTTGTTTCTTCATAGAATTTGTCAAAATCAAAATCATCATCTGCCGCAATTTGGTCAAAACCAAAATCACATTCATAAGCTCATTCTAATAATTGTCTTAAAACTTTGATATCATTTTCTAATTTATGAACATATCATGGATAATACATTTCACTACCTTCTATAACTTGATAATAATTACAACTTTCCATATTTTTCACCTTCTTTTTATTTTTTTTCTTACATATATATTATATTATATTTTTTGGTTAAAATCAAATAATGTTTACAAACAATTCTTGACAAAAAGAAATTTTTATGGTAGAATATAAGTAGAGAAGATCAAGAAAGGAGATGATTCTTACGGAAACAGAAGAACAAGTTCAACACAAAAAATTGGATTATTCATTAAAAACTGCAGAAGAACGTGCCCGTTTTGTTGATGAACTATTACCAACTTTGACAAAAGAACAATTAAAAAATGAAAAATATATTGAAATATTATCAAACTACATTGTTTCCGCAATGACTCCAGAAGAAAAGAAAGAGAAATTGATCTTAACTGAAAATAGAATGGTAACTGTAAGTAAAAGAGAGACTTCCATGCAACGTATTGTAGATTCTTTAGAAAATGGGGAAGATGGTCTTTGACGTATGGCTATTGAAAATGACAAAAACGTATTATTAACTCATAAAAAAGAAATAACTAAAAAAGATTTAGATGAAATACAGGCGTTAAGAGATTTAAAAGAAAGTATCCAAATTATAGAAGAATTAGAAAAAAATGCTACCGGTAAAAAAAGATATAAATTAAAAAAATGGTTAATAGAAATGCATCAAGAGCAATATGTAATTAAAGATTCTTATAGACCAACTATGGCAAGTTCTGGAGCAAATATTAAAAATTTAACAAAAACAAATTTAGTAGAAAATATTACAATAGATGAAAAAGGTGAGCCTGTGAGTGATTGTATAATTAGTTTTTTTAATCCCACTCATGTTTGTGCTTTACTTTGTAATTATTCAGCATTAAAACAAGATTGTTGAGGAAAATTTGCTTGAGATTTTTGATACTTAATGGAAGATTTGGATAATCTTATAGAAAGAACTTTAAAAGAACAATATCCGCTATATTATAAATTATTAATTTATAAAATTGATGGAAAAAGTAATGCGGTTATTCAAGAATTATTAAAAGATGAATTTGGTATCACTTATACTGTTGAATATATATCTTCATTATGACGTAACAAAATTCCTAAAATGTTAGCAGAAAAAGCTAAGGAAGATTATTTAATATGATATTATACTTATAAAGAATATGGGAAATGGAAAAAATGTTCAAGATGTGGTGAAGTTAAATTAGCTCATAATAGATTTTTTTCTAAAAATAATACTTCAAAAGATGGCTTTTACAGTATTTGTAAGCAATGTAGAAATAAAAAAACAAAAGAAGTATAATAAGAAAGGAGCTGAATTAAATGGGCAAATTAAAAGCATGTCAAAAATGCGGCAAGGTTATGGATGAAGAGGCGCAATTTTATCTTCGTAAAGATGGAACCCGCATGGACTTATGTAAAAAGTGTTTAACTATGCACATTGATAACTTTAATGAAGAAACTTTTTTATGAATTTTAAAAGATATGGATTTACCTTATATTCCAGAAGAATGAAATGTATTAAGAGATAGAGCTTTTGCTAAAAATCCAAATTTAAATGGTATGTCTGTTTTTGGCAAATATTTATCTAAAATGAAACTTAAACAATTTAAACAATATGGATGAGAAGATTCAGAAAAATTACAAGCTTTAAATGCGGAAAAGAAAAAAGCAATTGAAGTGGAAAGAGAAAAATATGAAGAACATTTAAAAGAACAGTTAGAAAGTGGCGAGATCACAGAATCTCAATACAAGACTTTAGTAAGTACATCTACTCAAAATCAAGAACAATTGTATGCACAGCCATTAGTTGTTGACGCTGTTGATAATCCTTTTGGAGATGGTAGTGATTTTATGCATGAAGAGGATTTAGTAGATTTGGGAGAAGAATTAACAGAAGATGATAAAATGTATCTTGCGATGAAATGAGGTCGTTTATATAAGCCTGCGGAATGAGTTGAATTAGAAAAAACTTATAAAGAAATGACCGAATCTTTTGATATTCAAGATGCAGATACAATTAATACATTGATTTTAATTTGTAAAACTAATTTAAAAATGAACCAATATTTAGATAGCGGAGACATAGAAGGCTTTCAAAAAATATCAAAAGTAAGTGAAAGTTTAAGAAAAACTGCTAAATTTACTGCTGCTCAAAATAAAGATGATAAAGATGAGTATGTTGATTCTGTTGGAGAATTAATTTCTATGTGTGAAAGAGATGGCTTTATTCCTAGATATGTAACTGAAATTCCTCAAGATAAAGTGGATGCTACTCTAAAAGATATGAATGACTATGTTAAAAAATTAGTTACTCAAGATTTAGGTTTTGGTCAACAAATTGAAGATGCATTAAAGAAAATTCAAATTCAAAAAGAAATGGAAGAGAGTCTTGACCAAGAAGAGATTGAATTAAATGATAATGATTTTGAAGAATATCATAACGCTATTGAGGAACAAAAGCAATTAGATGAAGAAGAATTAGGTGATGAATAATGGCTTTAGCAAATTTATTAGAATTATCTTCTTCAAGAGCAAATAGTAAAATAGGATTATCAGAAGAACGTATTAAAGCGCAAATACCTGTTATTAGACAGTATGTTGCCTATTGACGTGAATATCCTGACATGTTTGTTGAATTTTTATGTGGAAACAATCCTGAAAATTTTCAGTTATATTTTTATCAAAGAATATTTTTAAGGGCGGTTATGCGTCATAAATATGCTTATGCAACTTTTCCTCGTGGTTATTCAAAGTCATTTTTAGCTGTATTAGTTTTAATGTTACGTTGTGTATTATATCCTGGAGCTCACTTCTTTGTTACTACTGGTGGTAAGGAACAGGCGGCAGGTATCGCACGTGAAAAAGCTGAGGAGTTAGTTAAACTTATTCCAGGTCTTAAAAATGAAATTGACTGGTCAAGAGGTGCATCAAAAGCATCAAAAAATGAAGTAACTTATATTTTTAAAAATGGTAGTAAATTAGATATTATGGCTGCACAGCAAAGTTCTCGTGGTAAACGTGCTACTGGAGGTTTAATGGAAGAGGTTATCTTAATTGACCAACAACAATTAAACGAAGTTATTATTCCAACAATGGTTGTAGATAGACGTTTAGCAGATGGCTCAAGACATGAAGAAGAGGTAGCCAATAAAAGTCAAATATATGTTACAACAGCAGGTTGGAAAAATTCATTTTCTTATGATAAATTAATTCAAATTTTAATACAACAAATAATTAATCCTGGTGAGGCGATAATGCTTGGTGGAACATGAAGAATTCCAGTTATGGAAGGATTACAACCTAAAAACTTTATTCAAGGATTAAAATTAGATGGAACTTATAATGACGCTTCATTTTCAAGAGAGTATGAATCTGAATGGAGCGGAGATGCGGAAAACGCATTCTTCTCAGCAGAAAAATTTGATCAACATCGTGTATTACTTCAACCTGAGAGAGAAGCTAGCGGCCGCAACAGTAAAGCACAATATTATGTGCTTGGGGTTGATGTTGGTCGTTTAAAATGTACTACTGAAATTGTTGTTATTAAAGTTACACCACAAGTTCAAGGTCCATCACTTAAAGCTATTGTTAATATTTATCCTTATGAAGCTGAAGATTTTGAGGTTCAGGCTATTAATATTAAAAAGTTATTTTATAAATATAAAGCACGACAAATTGCAATAGATGCTAATGGATTAGGTGTTGGTTTAATTGATTTTATGACTAAAGTTCAAATAGATCCAGAAACTGGAGATGCGTTACCTGCTTTTGGAGTGTCAGGTGGAACTGCAGAAGACGTTATTGAATCTTATAAAAAAATAAGAGGTTCTGAAGTTGAAAATGATGTTATGTATTTAATTAAAGCAAATGCGGCAATTAATACTGAAGCTCATACTTATGTTCAAACACAAATGTATAGCGGAAAAGTTAGATTTTTAATTGATGAAAATCAAGCTAAAACCAAATTAATGTCGACAAAGGTTGGGCAAAATATGACACCTGATAAAAGGGCAGAAGAGCTTATGCCTTTTACTCAAACAACAATATTAAAAGACCAAATGTTAAATTTGGTTGAAGAAAATGAAGGTGCAAATATTATTTTAAAGCAATCTAATAAAGGAATTAAAAAAGATAAGTTCTCTGCTTTTGAATATGGAATGTATTATATAAAACAAGAAGAGGATAAGAAAAAGAAAAGAAAGAAAAGAAATATAGCGGAAATGGTTTTTTATTCAGGAAGTTAAAATACTTTGGGCAAATTTAACTGATTGAGATGCTAAAATATTAATATAAATATAGAAATATTTTAGTGTATCTATATCATATCTGCGGAGGAGGTATGTATGAGAGCAAGTAGAGGAGAAATAAAAATTGAAGAAGTTCTTCAAGATGCTGGTTTAGTATTTGAAGAGGAATATTCTTTTCCAGATTTAATAAGCACAAGTGGACGCCCACTAAGATTTGATTTTGCGGTGTTTGATGATGAACATCAATTAATGTTTTTATTAGAATATCAAGGAATACAACATTATTCTCCTAAAAGTAAATTTGGTGGATATACTGGACTTCGCAAACAACAATATAATGATATGAAGAAAAAAGAGTATTGTCAAAAACATGGAATAATTTTATTAGAAATACCCTATACAGTAGAAGGCAGAATAGATTATGATTATATTATGAATTTATATTATGCAAAAGGTGGATACTAATTTTTGACGTGAAAGAAAAAATATGGTATACTAAAATATAGAGATAAAGAAAAGTGAGGTGTCTATCTTGATTAATAGAAAAGAAGAAATAAAAAAGAAAGGCTTTAAAATGTCTTTTGTTGATAGCACCAGTAATTCTGAAACTCAAAACGGTTTTGTTCCAGTTGATTTTTCAAAAATAAAAGTTGGAGCAAAAACATTAGAAGATGCTATTTTAGATCTAGGCAGTTTACAAAAAATTGATAAACGATTGGCTAGAAAAGAAGCAATTCTTAGGTCTTTATATGATAATGATTATATAGAAATGCGTGAAATTTCAAAATTTTATTTTGAAACAAGCGGTATTTATTCAAGATTATGTAAATATATGGCTTATATGTATAGATATGATTGAATGGTTACTCCTTATATTAATGAAGAAACAGCAAATGATAAGGACCAAAATACTGCGTTAACAGATTTTTATAAAGTTTTATTGTATTTAGATAATTCTGAACTAAAAAAACTTTTTGGAGAAATAGCATTAAAAGTTGTAAAAAATGGATGCTATTATG